TGATCGTTGTTCTTGTACAATATCGTATTGTCGTATTAAATTACTAGCATTAATTATTGTGGATTTAGGTTTTTCGAGATCCATAAACGTGAATGTCATAATAATATATATTAATACTTATTTTTTATAAATAAAATTAAAAGACCATTCCCCAATATAAGATTAAAAATTTGTAACCAATTTCTTTTAAAAACTTCATTGGCATTTGTGTGATTTGTTTCTTGACGTTGTAGTTCCGGAAAGGCTTGTGCGTAACGACAATTCTCGTCAATATCAGGATCGTCTCTGTCTACATTCGAAACTGCATTACATACAAAATCATCATAAAATAAATGTTTATTCATTATATTTTTGCTAAACATTTTATTTACTTTAGACGTCAAACAAAATATCGAAATACAATATATAATATGAAATTTCCTTCTCTAAATACAATGTCTCCTATAGAGATTATAGTATCTATTGTCTTTTTTTTATATAGTATTTTACCAATTCAAACACCAATGATGTGCATGTCTTTAGTGAATACTAATATTGGTTTAGCAATTATTATGTTGCTTATATTGTATGTTGTACTTTCTTTTCATCCAATTTTAGGTGTCCTTTCTATTTTAGCAGGATTTCAATTAATAAATAGGAGTACCAAACTACCAGTTATTATGTCATCTCCTTCAAAAACAAAAAAAGAACAAAAAAAAGAACCCATTCTTGAAAACAATTTTACAGGAGAGGTATCACTAGAAGAAGAAATGATCTCACAAATGGCGCCAGTTGGACAAAGTCCTCTCCATGAGTTAGTATCAAGTGAATTTAAGCCGGTTAATAGCAAGACAACTGCATCTCAGTATTAATCATATATTAAAAATGAAATAAATATCATTCGGATGAATACATAAATAATTATATTACATTTACAATTTAATATAATAAAAACTAATCCTCTTTTTTGCTGTTATCATTATGATTGTCATCGTGATTGACAATATTAATAGTATCATGATCTATTTGTCTTGTTATTATCCTGTTTATGTTTGGAACATCTTCATATACAACAGTATAATCAACCATTAAATCTTTGTATTTTTTCCAATCATAACTAGCAGATAAGTTAAACCATTCCATTTGTTTTGTAAAATTGGTTTTTAGAAGTTTCCTCTCCTGGTTCCGATATGTATATTTGTCGAACACAACATTATTGTCAACCCTTCTGAGAATAATATCTTGCCATGCAGGTGTACGTTTTAGATAATAAAATGAAGAATTAGAGAATATAGAAACATCAATTGGTTCATTAGAAGGTGTTAGTTTTAATTCATATTCCACTCCTGTTTTTTTTGAGTTAATATTTTCATATTTAACACCATCAGATATAGATATTTGTGGAACGTCTGTTCTCAGTTCTGTTGTTAACGTTTGATGATCATCGTTAGTATCGTATCTTACATATTTTATAGAAGTTGCTCTTAACGTAACAAATATTTTAATTAATTCTTGCATTTTACTTCTAATATATCTACCGGTAAATTGATCAGAAGGAACGTAAATTTTTTCCTTTGGTAACATAATGTATATTTGGTAGGGCATAACTGGTTCTTCTATAGAACAAGGAAATTCGTCAATATCATCATAAGATTCAATAGTCAAATGTCCAGGAAATTTATTACGAAAATATAATATCATTTCTTTCTTAGAAATGCACCATTTTTTAAAGTCATAGTTATGTAATAATATTAAAAATCTTAATTTTACATTCTTACATTTATTACAAATGCTATCAAGCTGATATTGTGTCTCAGTTTTAAATTGGTTTGCTGTTTTAACTGCACTTTTCTTAGTACACAACATAGTGTATATGATTATCAGAAGAAAAATAAATTATTTTATAAATGTATTTTATAATGCAGACAAAATTATTAAAATTCCAATTAACTATGTTTTTAGTAATGACATTAGTAGGTGTTTTTTTTAATCCTATGAACATTTTAGCGTATCGTTTCGATGATTTGTATTTATCTCTTACGTTGTTTTATGGTGGTATTCTAATGGCAGCAAATATGATGTGGTCACATGAGATAGTACATATTCTCTCGGTTGGTGATTTTAATATAAAAATTTTTATAATTGGGATTGTATTATCAACGATCATATCTATTATATGTCTTCGAGAACAATTATGTGTCACCGACGAGCAATGGTTGCGAAGAATGATAAGTCATCATTCAACTGCGTTGACAACTTCACAGCATCGTTACAAACGAACACAATCTCCTAAAATAAAAGAATTAACAAAACAAATTATTTTGACACAAGAAAGAGAAATAGAATTAATGAAAGCAATGATTTAGTGATTTTATTTATATTTATATTTATACATATAAATATAGGATTAGAATGGTGTTGTTTTGTTAAATAATTTTTGAAGATGGGACGATTTCACGATAACCACTCATTGTATCAAAAAATGAATTTCGTAAATCATCACTTTGACTATCAAACATGTCGATAAATTTTTGATCAATTTGTAATTTTTTAAAGGAAAACATTCCTAAAGAAAAGGAGCAATGTATCAATACTAAATAGAAACCAATAGATGCTATAGTAGCACCGGTTGCCATATTTACTTGGTTATCGTATTGTGCACGATAATCTGGATGTAAAATACCATATAAGATAAGACTAATACCTATGACAAAAAAGATAACTAAGGAAAAATATGACATTACGGACTTTAACCACTCATATTCTAAAAAATGCTCTCGTTTGAACGTGCTTATAAATGCAAGTGGTAGACAAAACCCAGCTCCTATTGTTATTAAAAAATAATGAAGAAATATACTAAATGTTACTAACCCTCTCTCATATGTATTAGTTTTTAATGGTATAATCGCTGTATCTTCATATGCGCTATTACCGTCGTCTTTTAACATTTCACATTCCATATATGTACCAGTTTGATCAATAGAAGAAAATCCTTCTTGTTCCGTAATTTTCCGTATAGGAACTTGTGTAAACATAGCTTGCATAACTAGTGGTTTTTTGTTTTCATGTGTGTTAAAATTATTAAAAATATGATTATATGCATTTTGAGTTGCATTATTTATAGGAACATCTTGTATTTCTTGAACGTTGTTAAGTAATAACACATCGGTATTATCGTGCGTTTTATATAATGTAGTGTTTGTCGTTGGAGAAAATAAATTAAAGATAGGATGTTTTGTAAAAATATTACCTTGTGATTCTGAAAACTGTTTACTCTTTTTAGGTAAATCAATCTTTAAATAACTATCATCGAATTGTTTTTGTGGTTCAGATGAAGAAAGAACTTTTAGTCTTTTAGATACAAAACATTTTTCATCATTATCAGATTTATGTTCAACAATAAGTTCATGTGTATGATCAGAAGTTTTGGAACAGTCATGTATTTTAGAAGAAATAAACATAGATGTAGGTTTAAATAAAGTGACTTGATTGTTTTGCTTGCGTTTTAGATAAGAAGTAGTTTTTGGATTAATTTTAATTTGTGTAGATGAAGTGTGTTCCAAATTATGTAAATCATTATACGATATAAAATATTCTAAATTATTTGTTTTTGAAACTTTATCGTTTTTAATTAACACAGACATATATATATTTAAGTTATATTTTTCAAATAGGTAAATAAGAGAACAATCCATTTTCATAAACAGTTGCTTTGAAGTTATCATTAAACCCATCTACATAAACTTCATCTCCAGAATAAATCTCATCACATCCATATTCTCCACTGCAGTTTTTACCTTTAACTTTGATAGGAAGTTTAGTTTGTAAACTGTTACCACCACCAGACACTGTATAATATTGCCATTTATTTCTGGACGTAACAGTTCTTCTTCCCATAATTGGGTAAATATCCTGGTTGTTTTTAGTAAGGATGCCTATTTGTGAGTACTCTGTATTATAATGTTGTGTGGGTATATTGATAGGTACTGAATTATTAGGTATAGACATAGTGAGAGGTTTCTGAAAGAGTCCTCCTGAATCACATCGTATAGGTGGAACATATGCATTTGAAAGTGGGTCACCTGCTGTTCTACCGTTCATAGTACAACGTCCTGGATCTTGAGATACATCTATTGTATTTTGAATAGTAGGTAAAGTAGAAGAGGATACAAATGATAAAGAAGAACTAGATTTTGATGTCCCTAAAGAATGAATACAATATACTAAGTACCCCATAAATAGAAACATAAATCCAAATAACATCATTGACATTCTATCCATGCATATAAAACCGGGTATACATTTCTTAGCCATATATATATATATTATAGAGAAGTTTGTACAGAAGTTTGTATAGAAGTTTGTAATGGTTGATATTTTTTAAGTAGGTAATAATATATAATAAAATATGCACATAATATAAGAGCAATAATAACCATAAAAATAAAAAATGAATTTCGTGTTAAACTATTAAGTCCATCTTTTATAGTTTTGAAAGGATCCCATGTATCATTAGATTCAATAGGTGGATCTTCATTTTTACATCTGTAGCAGTCATTTAAAATATCATTTGGCCATCCGATATATGGATCTAAATTTTTTTCTTTTTGGGATAACCACCATGAATCCCATCCGATAATAGCAAATAAAACCCATATAATAAATAAAATAGTATTACCCAATGAATCTAAAATATAAATGAATAAACATTTTGGAAAATTAATGATCATTTTTACAGTGCACAATATAAAGTCTATAATTTCTTGGAATACTGTTTCTATTTTTTTCAGTTCTTCAAAAGCATCTGTGAGTACGGAGATTGCATCATAAAAACCATCTTCTACTGCTCCTCCTACAGTATTAGCAGCGTCTTCAATAAATCCTCCTAGCATTTCAAAAAATTCCAGAAATTTTTCTCCAAGATCTCGAAACCAGTCTTCTATTGCACCAAATCCTTCTTCAATATCTTTGAATAATTGAGACAATTCCCCCCATATATCATCGGCAAAATCAGTAATATTATCTAAAATATCATCAACAACATCTTCTATAGGTTCTACCACTTGATCTACCATACTATCTAGTTGTTTTGGTATCTTTTTGAACTCTTTACCTACTTTGTCGAATCCTTTTTTAATTGGTTTTAATGTCTTTTTGGGTACTTCTTTAATAACCTTAGGTATTTTGTTAATTTCCTTTCCTAATTTTTTCATACTGTCTGGTATTTTTTTAAGTTTTTTGAATTCCTTTTCAATTGGTTTTCTCATATTTTTTCCAGCTTTATCAAACTCCTTTTTGATAGGTTTTGTTATTGCACTTGCTCCCATATTCTTATATATACATTATATAATCATTATTAACTAAGAACTTATTTTGTATTGATGACTAGTTCTTGTGAAGGTATGTTTGAAGATATGTTTGAAGTATTCCATTTCATAAATCGGAATACATAAATACCACATAATACAATTACAGTAAGTATCATAAAAATAAAAAATGAGTTTTTGGTTAATGTAGCTAAACCTTCAGTTAATGTAGACATAAATGAATCTGTATCAAAAATACTATCAGTATCAACTTTTTCTTTTTGATTTTTGCACCTAAAACATCTGTTCATTATGTCATTTGGCCATTTAATAACTTTGTCTAAATGTTTTTTTTTGTTTTCTAACCACCAATCTTCATATCCAACTAATCCAACTTTGTTTAAAGATAAAAAAGTAAGCCAAATAATAAAATATATTGAATTTAATATAGTATCTAATGTATAAATAGCAATACATGATGGAAAATTAACAACCATTTTAACAGTACACTTAAGGTAATATATTACAGTATCAAAGAATGTACGTATTTTTAATATCTTTTTCCAAATATCTTCAAAAAACCCAATGATTTCATCAAAAAGACCAGTCAAGAATTCAAATATATCTTCACCTAGTTCAGCTATTTCTTCACCTAAATTTTCAAAGAATTCCTTAATAGTATTTGCAAATTCAACTATCATACCTCCAAATGCTTCAAATCCATTTTCAACTTCATCAATAACATTCGTTACTTCATCACCAATCATATCAAAAGCACCTGTTATTTCATCACCTACATCTTCCATAAAATCTTCTATTGGTTCAATAATATCTTCACCTACTTTTTGTATTTTTTTAGGTATTTTTTTGAATTCTTTTCCGACACTATCAAACGATTTTTTAATAGGACGTTCTATTTGTTTTCCTACATTATTTAATTGTTTTGGGACTTCTTTTATTTTCTTAAAACCTTTATTTAAATCTTTTGGTACTTTTTCTAACTTACGTACTCCTCTCATAACAGGATCAACAACCTTTTTTTCAACTTGTTTTATAGGTCTACGTAGTCCTTTCATAATATCTTTCCCAATTTCACTTGGACTTGGTATTTTTGCTCCCATACTATATTATTACACTAAATAATATAGTTTTCGTCTTATACGTAATTCTTTTTGCTCATTATTCTCTCTATCTTATTTTTTTCTTTATTTATTTGACTCATTTGTGTTGTTAATTCGGTGTATTCTTTCTCTAAATCTTCATTTGTAGTAAACATGTAATTAAAGGTATCCATTGGTTTTACAAAATAAACATTTTGTGTATCACATGATCCGTTTTGGTCAAACTGATACCTTTGTAATGAAGCTGTTTCTTCTTTAAGTTCTGTCCCATTTTCTTTGTGGTATAAATAAAAATTACGTTTACGATCATTGCATGATAATGATGACATACAATTTCCAGGGAGATTTCCTTTTGTAACTTCTTGTTCTCTTAATACAATACATTGATTTTTTGTTAAACATTTTTTTTGATTGTTTTTGCTACTTTCACGACAATGCATCTTTTCGTTTTTACAATCAGTGTCAAACTTACATACTCCACCGTCTTTGACATTGCCAGATGTAGATGTAAATCCTTCAATCGTACAGTCTAAACGTTTATTTAAAAGTTTATTTTTTTTCTTTACATAGTTGTTTAAATAGGTAGTACGACGATTTAAATTTTGTTTGACTTCATTTTTGACAATCCTTATATTATTATCTAATGTACGTTTGTCATTACTCCAATCTAAATATTGATTGTTATATTTATCGTAAACCTCTTGATAATCTGATCTAGTTTTTGACAATGAATTTATTTTTGAATTATTTTCTTTTATTGATTGTATATAATTATTTTTTAATTTTTCTTTTTCACCGATCACGGTATTATCATTATTGACTTCATTGTTTAAATTATTTATGTAGCTATCTTGTAATCTAACTGGATGCCAATTATTATTCATTGTGTTTCTAGATATAAACGTTATGTTGTTTTTATCTTCGTTATGTGACATTGTTAATTTATTGCGATAATCATTATGAGCGTTTACTTGATGACGTGCTTCATTTTGTCTTCCTCTATGTCTCCTTAGACATGGACCGTTACTTCTGCGTTTACAACTATCTGCGGTACGTTTATTGTTATGATAAAGATATGAAAAATGTTGTATTTTCCTATCAATATCATTAATTTCGTAATTGAACTTTTTGTTCAATTCATCAAGTTTTATGTTTGTTTGACGTTGATGTTCATCATTTTTCCCTTGAATTATAGGTTTTAATCTATTAATTTCATTACGATGATTCTCAATTTGTTGCCGTTTTTCTCTTATAACATTATGTAAATTTGTTATATTGTTGATCAAATCGTTTTTTATATTAACATTATTATTCTTTTCATTTGTTACAGTATTTATTTGATTATTATAATTGTGTACATTGGCTAGTTCTCTTTCTGCTTTTTCACTAAAATGTTTTATCTTATTATCTATTCTTGGTATTTTATTCTCTAAATTAGTTAACACTTCATTTAATTTTTTTATATTATCATCGGTACTGGCAATTGCAGATTTTTTATCAATACAGTTAGTTGAGCAAATGTCATCACATAGTTTTACCTTTTTTTTTATATTTGACAAATTTAAATCGTCAATATTGAAAGTAGTACTTAAAAATGACTCATATAATTGATTATACAAATATAATAATATAATGACAGTTATAAGTACAACATATGTAATTATATTTGAATGTTTCATATATAAT